GCAGCTGCTCAAATGACCGCCCTGCAAAACGACAACGCCCAACTGAAGCAGATGATGATGCAGATTCTTCAGCAGGCTCAAGGCGTACAAGGCCAAGTTCAGCAGCAAGTTGTTGACGCCCATCAAGCGCAGGTTCAGAACATGCGCTCAATGGCAGCCAACAACCTGAACAGCGCCCAACAGAGGTATCAGCTTCCAGACGAAGCCGAAAATGACTTCTTCACCTACGCCTTTGAACGTGGCTACACCATCGAGGACTTTGTTGACCCTCGTCTCACCGACAAGGTTGTGTCCGATTTTCGGAACAACATGAACTCTGGTGAGATGGAACGCTTGCGCTTGATGGCCCAGCGTCGGACAGCTTTCACTGGCAACGTCGGCACGCAGCCGACAGCCAATGGTCGCGCCCCCGCCGCAGACGCCAACCAAGCATTCATTGACACCGTCACCCAAGACATCATGAAGAAACGAAACATGGTGTAACAGGGACGACGGATTCACGTTTATGGTAAAAAATTGTCTCATGTCCCACAGACGCTACGGCCTCAAATGTGGGACATGAGAAAAGACGAGACGAGACCAAAATGCTGCACGCTAATCTGGTTGGAGTTGAGTCGAAAGACTGGAAACACGCAAACCAATGCCATCAACTTTTCAAGGAGTAATAAACATGGCTGCTATCACCGGACTGCGTGGGACGGGTCAGTTTTCGGCTGACTTCCGACCCACTAACTATCGCGAACTGTTCACTCTCTTGGAGCCGAACGGTACTGCACCCCTGCAAGCTCTGCTTGCAATGGCTGGCTCGGAATCTACCGATGACCCCAAGTTCAACCACTTCCGCGACGAATTGCCTAACCGCGTTCTGAAGGTCAACGACGCTGCTGGCTACAACTCCAGCGCCACGACCATCACCGTGGACAACAGCGACGACGAAGGTTTCGTGGTTGCTGGCACTCTGATCTACAACACCAAGACTGGTGAATTGATGCGTGCAAGTGCTGACGCTAACACTGGTGCCAACACCATCACTGTTGAGCGCAACATTGGCGGCACTTCCTTCACCATCGCTGACAACGACGACCTCGTCATTGCTGGCTTTGCAGATCAGGAAGGTGGCACTAGCCCCACCCCCGTGTCGTTCGACCCCACCACTGACTACAACTACACCCAGATTTTCAAGACTGCGGTGCAGGTCAGCGGTACTTTGAAGAACACCTACTTGCGCACCGGCGACAAGGAGCAAGAGCAACTGACTAAGGCGCTCAAGCTGCACATGTCCGACATCGAACGCGCAATGTTCTTCGGTCGTCGTCACGAGAAGAACGGCAGCACCGCAACTCCCACCCGCTTCACTGGCGGCCTGTTGAGCCAAATCACCAACGTCTATGACGCTGCTTCTGGCTTCGCAACTGCCAACAAGATCACGGAGAAAGAGTTCGACCGCCTGTTGATCGAGAACCTGTTCGCTTATGGCTCCACTGAGAAAGTTGCCTTCTGCGGCTCTCGCGTCATCTCCAACATGATGGAGATCGGCAAGAACCGTTGGCAGCCTACCCAAGTGGACAACGCCTACGGTGTCTCGTTCACACGCTACACCACCTTCGCAGGCGACCTGCTCGTGTACATGCACCCCATGTTCCGTCAAATCCCCAACATGGAACAAACCATGGTGGTTCTGGACATGCCCAACCTGAAGTATCGCTACCTCCAAGGTCGCGACACTCAACTGTTGCGCGAAATCCAGAACAACGACTTCGACGGCATGAAGCACATGTACATGACTGAGTGCGGTCTGGAGATGCTCCAAGCCAAGCCTCACGCCATCGTGAAGAACTGGTCTGCCGTAAGCTGATCGGACGACAGCCTCGGTAGTTCTAGGCAACAATGGGCCGAGGAGGTATCCCACCCCCTCGGCCCTTTTTACTAAAAGGAGACTTAAATGTCTGACAACGAAAACGCACCCCAAGCAGAAGATTCTGTTGAGACGACAGACCGCAATGAGCTTCGCAAACGCGCAGCCAAAAAAGCCGAGACGAAAGACGCCCGTGACGCAGCAGCAACCGTAATGGCAGCCGCAAAAGACCCGTCCAAGTACGTCTACTACGTCAGCGCCAAACCGGAGAAGATCACCTTCGACATCAAGGTGGCTGGCACTGACTATTCACCCGCATGGGACAAAGACAAAAAGCACTTGTGCTGGCGCATTCCCACCGAAGTTTCTGACCGTTTCGAGATGCACTCTCACTTTGTGAGTGGTCGCATCATCAAAGCGAAGGAGTAATCCATCATGGCCCATGACCCAACAGCGTACAAAGACACGTTCAAGCCAACGCAAGAGCCTACGCACATTGATGTTCATGGGCGCGTGACCGCTGGCGCTTCAGACCCTCGTGCAGTCATCAACAAAGCAAAACTCAATGAAGCTGATGCTGCGTGGCACGACTTGTACGACGCAAAGGAGCAGCGCAATAGATACTCCGCAAGCTCTCCTCACATTGCAGAGCCATACTCTCCGCTCGAAATCCTCGTCTTCCAAGCGCTGCGTCGTTATGGCGACATGCACCCCGGAACCGTGGATGGTGAAGTCATGATGATGTTCACTGAGTTTGGCAATCTTGTAATCGAAGACCTTCGCGCTCACCCATATTGGGAGGGCGTTGACATTGACTACTACACTCACCCTTCAGAGATCAGGCCAATCCCAGACCCAATCATGGTCACCGGCCTTCTCTACCACTACTCCATTCAGCAACAGTCCAACAAAGTTGAGGCATACGGCCCAATGTACTTCAAGGGCATGAACAGAATTTTGTTCAACCGCAAGTACGGAAATGGAAAAATTGAACTCTCGCCAGTGGATAGAGGCGCTGGCAACGAACCATCTGGTGCTGTTTCATACGACGCTAGAAGGAACAGCTAATGTCAACGATCTACGCGCCATCTGGAGTTAAGGTCAAGGTATATCCCTACGAGGATTACCAAGGCATTGACTCGTCTCGCGACAAAGGCGCTTTGGATACTGGTCAGAAGCAGCACATGCTTTCGATCCTCAATGGCTTCGCCGATTGGCGAGGCGCTCTCGTTCGTGACCCGGGCGCAAGCCAGCGTACAGAAGGCAACCGACTCATCAAACACGTCACGTTTTTTGGTCGCAACCTATTGGCTTGGGCGCAGAAGGATGGTGGCGGCGTAAGCCTCGTCTCAGAAAAAGGTCACAAGGCCAACGAGGTATACCCACGAAATGCAGTTGTTGCGACAGCCATGTTCAACAACCAGTTGATGTTTTTCTCCCGTGACTACCCGATGTATCACTACGACGGTAGCATCTTCGAGAAGATCAAGACAAAGAACAATGCTCGCCCAGCATACGGCGTCGCTATTCAGCGCCGTCTTGCAATCGCTGGTGCTCCAGACAAACGCACCATCATCGACATCAGCCGAGTCGACAACGAAGATGTCTTCACCGAAGACGAAGACGCACGCTCCACCGACGTAACCAAGGCTGCCAAGATTGACGTTGCAAACATCATTGGAACCGCTGACGAAATTCGCGGCCTTGGCGTGTTTGAAAACAACCGTCTTGCCGTGTTCACAAATGACCAGACTCTGGTCTACCAGTTGCACCCAGACTACACACAGTGGGCCATTGACGACAAAGCCAACGTCAAGGTCGGAACCATCAGCCACAACTCCATCGTCACCGCAGGATCAGACCTGATGTTCTGCTCTCGCGACGGCGTTCACTCGCTGCGTCGCTCCGACACAAACGGTATCACGATCTTTTCGATCCCAATGTCGAACAAGATCGACTCGCTCTACCGCAGCATGGTCAAGATGGTTCAAGACCCAGAGCAAATCTCGGCCTACTTCGATCAAGACGAGGGCCAGTACCACGTCTTCTTCCCCATCTCAGACCTCATCTGCAAGCGGCTCACCCTAACCCTCAACCCAATGCAGGGCGGCGAATCAAAGTGGTCTACCGGAGACTTCCTGAACGCCATGTGTGGTCGCCAACTTGGCGGAGTGACTGTTTTTGGCACTCCGGGTGGTGTGTGGGAGCGCAAATACATTGAAGACGAGACGGCTGACTTCAGCCCGGAAATGATCGTCACTACACCAATTTTGTGGCAGGGTGCGTTGAACGACATCAAAGAGTCGTTCTCCTTCATCTTGCAGGCAACGGGCAAGGGCGAACTTCAGGTGGAGGCTTTTGACGAGCGTGGTCGCTATTTGACTTCGATGCAGTTCCTGATCGAAGACGGCGGCGCGGACGACAAATTCCCCGATGTTCCGCTATCACGTCAGTATGAACGGAAGTTTGAGCACCGCTATCGCGGTGTACAGTTCCGGTTCACTACCCGTGGTAAGGGGCTGCTGAAGATCATTGGCTTTGCCGTCACGGTAAGAACTTCTTGAAGGACTTAAAAAATGGCTCGACTACGACAGCAACACCCTCAGAACTACGTCAACTCAGGCAACATCCACACGGATTTTGAGAACGTAATTCGATACCTCAACACGGCAGAGCTTGGCAACAAGACGGTCGCCGAGCTTCTTTCTGTCCTCTTCAACGAGGCCGGTGAGTTCCGTGGCCCTATCGAGTTCCGCGTCGACACCGTCTCTGGGCTGCAATACCGAGTCGGTCAATATGCAAGCACGGAGTCTGGATGGATCACGCTCTACGACATTGCATCGCTTCGCGGCCCATCTGGTTCGTCTGTCGGCAACGTGGAAGGCCCGTTCTTCTATAACCGCCAAGACAAACTCATTACCACTGGCGTGGCAAGCGCTGCTGTTGGAACTGCTGGTTCTGGATACACGACCGCCCCAACGGTTTCGTTCTCAGCGCCGCAAGACGGAAACGGAACAAGGCCAACAGCTACTGCCACGATCAATGGCTCTGGAGCAGTCACGGGGATCACTATCGTCACACCGGGGGTTGGATATACGCAAGCCCCAACTGTGACAATTCAGGCTCCCCAAACTGCTGGTGGCGTGCAAGCAACCGCAACTGCTACGCTTGCGGCTTTAACTTCTGCCGCTGCCACTGTTCCGTACTCCTTCGATCCAGCCGTCTCAAACATTGTGGTGTACCAAAACGGCTTGCTTTTGGTTGGCGCAACCAACACTGGCATCCCATCACAGTTCACATATAACACGACAGCCAACACTGTCACACTGACAAATGGCGTCGTGCTTGGCGACAAGGTCACGATTTACTCGATCAGATCGCAGGCTGTCACAAACTTCCGCCGTCAAGATACAGATGTGCAAGGCTCGACAACCGTGATTCCATTTGTTCACACTGAAGACGAAAAAATCTTGGTGTGGCTAAACGGTGTTCTTCAGGAGGAGGGTGGCGCTGCCGACTACTTGGCGTCTCCAGCAGCCGACACCATTACGTTCCTCAACCCTGCTGGCTTGACAACCGGCGACAAAGTCACCGTGCTGACTGTTGAGAACACCTCGCTCAAGACGGTGGCTGGCCTCATGTTTGAGGATGATTACACCAACGCCCAAGGCTATATTTTGTGGAATAAATTGGCGGTTGCCGCCAATGAAATTCCGCAAAGCAAAGTTGCCGCTCTGGCGACAACGCTTGCTGCAAAGGCCAACATGACCATTGCGTCGAGCACACCGCAAGGCGCAGCAACGTCTGATCTGTGGCTCGACACCTCTAAGACTCCTGTCGTTTTGAAGTTCTACGACGGAACTCAGTGGCTGCAAACATCGCCCGACTCGTCTTTGCCAACATTCCTGCAATCGAACGCGGGCCAGTATGTTCGCGTGAACGGCACTGGTACTGCGCTCGAATACGGCAACATCGACTTCTCAGCCGTTATTCCGAAGACCTACATGGGCGCTGCAAACGGTGTTGCTACGCTTGGCTCTGGCGGCAAGATGCCGGTCAACCAGTTGCCAGACACCTTCGCCACTTACACGCTCGACTTCTTCTCGCCCCACGAGGACAGCGCAGCCACAGTGACCAACAAGACATACTTCCTTGGCGTGGTCTACAAGCAAAAAATCCGCATTGACGGCATCACAGCAAAGCTCGTCTCAGGAACTTGCACGATTCAGTTGGCGGTCGATGGTTCAACCATTGGCACGACTTTCGCCGTAACGAACTCTCGCTTGTCTCAAGACATGCCGACGGTTCTGGAAGTCGACGGAACGTCGTCTGGTCGCCGTCTGGAATTGGTCGTCACTTCTGCCACCAGCGCAAACACCTTGGAGGTGGGCGTCTCAGTGGCAACACTGAACATCTAAGGAGTGTTGAATGGCATACCTACCTGACATCCCCGGACAAAAGGAGATCGCGTCCTTCCCTTGGCACGCCGTCAAGGATGACATCATCCCATCCAAAACTCAGCCCGGTGACTTGGTCATCCCAAGGCAAGTCATGGAGCAAAACCCTGACATCGCCAACTTGGCGAAAGTCGCGATTCTTCAGAGCGGCGGCCTGCCCAGCAACTACATTGCGGGCGACCCGAACGGCATGTACAACCCCTACACGGGCGAACAGAACTTTGGCTTTTGGAGCAGCCTTGTGCGCATTGCCGCGCCCATTGTCGGTTTCGCTCTGGGTGGCCCAGCCGGTGCTGCCGCAGCCTCCGCAGCGGCAACCAAAGCAACTGGCGGTTCGTGGGAAGAAGCAGCGCTTTC